AAGATCCTGAGTTTAATTTAGTAGTATCAATGCTTTGGGATATTCCTATTGAAAAATCATTTGGTCCTATGGATGGATTGGGATCCGGATCCACTACAGTTAATATATCGTATGAGGTAACAGAACCTTTTTCGGGGAGAAATCTAACTTGTAATGTTTTAGTTGTTGAAGGCATATTAAAATGTTGAGCAATTTCACCATTCGTTATACTGGTAGCATCAACAGCAGCCATTCTACTTTCCTTTTGATAAGAGAAAGTTCTAAATCCTGTTTTATCTTGTAGTGGCCCTCCATATTCTTTAACATGAAGTACCGACTCTGGAATACCATATGTAGCAATTAAAGCTTTTAATCCACGCTCAGTTCCTTTTGTTTTTAAAAGGTAAGGTGCATTGTGGTATAAACGCTTCCAAATTTCTTTTGATATATCACCTTTAGGAATTGATCCTGCGTTAGAAGCAGATATCATAGTTGCATTCTCATTTGAGCCAGAAGCCGGAGCATATTGAAAACTACCTTTACCATCATCTCCTAGGAAATATTCGTATATTGATGAGTTTTCAAATTGAGAGTATGCTCTAATACCTCTTTCAGTTAAAGCATTAAATACTAATTCTTTTGAAATACCATCATTTAAACCACTATCCGCTTGATATTTATCAGTTATACTATCAACATACGCCCAAATACCATCAAAATGCTGTGCTATCATTTCAGTAAATAACACATATGCTTCATTTTGAGGATTGTCTTTTATGTCAGGTGGGATTGTTTTTCCTATATAATATGGGTTACAATCATCATATTTACTTGCACTTAACATTTGACCACCATAATAAGCACTTTCATACTCATCAATAGGTGCTCCAAACCAACTTACAGCAGCTGCTGATGCTACCTTAGCATTTGTGTGGGGTTTTCCTGTAGTAATTTTAGGCCAAGCATAGTCTCCTTTTTCAAAATAAAGATATCTTTCATAATAATCAAGTCCTTGAATTATTTTATCAGTTTTACTATTAAATATTGTTATATTTTGAATAGTAGGGGAAGATGATGTTACTGAGCCTGATATATTATTTAATGTAGCTAAAGAACTTGAATAAGATTCTAATAATTCTAATTTATATTTAAAGTTTTTAAGCCTTTCAGTTGCTGAACTATAATGAATAAAATTTTCAAAATGGTAACCTGATGGGGTATTAGGGTTATCAAATTTTAAATCAACAGGAATACTACCACTTAAATAATTTTGTATATTATTAAAACTTGAAGTTACTGCCCCTTTATTTAGGATAGCATCATATGTTCTAAATTCAGAGGGAACTGTGTAATTATCAGTATAATCTATATTAAAATTAGGGCCCTTAAGACTGATTGTTGAGTCTGTTGGTTTAGGGGATCCTAAATCAATTGTTACTTCTAAAGGATTTATTAACTCTTCATATATTCTAAAATTAGAATTTATACCTATATTTGATGGAAGTGGGTTGTATAATTTTATAAGGCCTGTATTTTCACTTAATTGGGCGTTAGTAATTAATATATTATCTCCCCCTCCAAAATTTAAATTTAATTCTTTAACAAAAGCAGAAGAATTAACAATTCCAGTTAATTCATTTACTTTCCCAATAAAATTATCTTCATCAAAAATATTAGAAGAAAATCTAATTTCTGTTCTTGATGGGGATATTTCAGAAATAAAAAATGGTTTACGCCATCCATTTACTAAGAGTTTTCTTTGAAATGAAAGTGTTAATTTATATTGGCCACTTTTAAATCCAAAATCTTTTAAAACTTGCTCATAGTTAATATCAACAGAGCTAATTAGGTTATCTAAGGGATTAAAATATGGGGTATATCTATTAAATTTATCATCACTATATACTACCCTTTCATTTGGGTCATGTATTATTAATTCAATAGAGTCATTAGCCCTTCCAAACCTTCTTAATAAGTTCTTTGGAGAGGATGCGGATAAATCACCTTGATTTATTTTTTCTATGGATTTTGAATTAATAATCATATTTAACTTCTATTATTCATTATTATATCATCTGATTCTCTGTTGGAGGCCATACTCCCATCCCTTCTATACTTACGTCAAATTCAGGTCTACTATATATAGCATAAGCTTCCTTTTCTGCCCTCCATAAGGCTTTAAGTCTTTCTCTTTCATCATTAGCTACAGTAAGATTTTTTACTAGTTTATCTAATTCTTGTTTTTGTTGATAATTTAATGCCATAATTTCTTAATATCTTGAATTTCCATTTCCATTTCCCGTGTCGTCTCTAGAAGAAGTGTCGTCACCTCCATTTTCTGTGTCATCTTCACCTCCTGTGTTTATAAACATAGCATTTTGGTTTAAAATATCTCCATAAGTTAAATCATAAAAATCAGGATCTAAAGCTCTTAGGGTTCTAATTTGTGATCTATGATCACTCATAAATGACCCTAATCTGTTTATAACTATTTGTTTATTTTGAATTGCTTTATCTAATTTATATAAATATTCATTTTGGCTAGAAAATTGATCTGGGTTAAAAGCTGTTGCATCTTGGCCATCAATAACTTCATCTCTTAAATATTGATAGCCTAAACTTGAAATAAGGTCGCTGATTTCATTTAAGTCAGGATCAAAAGGTTCTGTGTAATTGTCTATATCTATATTAGGGTATCCTCTAGGAAGGGCTTTCATTGCCTCAGATGTTATTTCTGCAATCTCAGCATCAGTAGTACCAAATTTAGCTATTTTTAATGCAGCTATCATATCATCATCCCAACTAACATATCTTCTATAACCCTGATCCATTAAGTGGGTAGTATGGGAAACACCTTTTTCTTTAATTATAGTTCCATTAGTAAATATGGGATGTTCCGGAATTTCATCAGGGAATGTTAGTGCAAATTCAAGATCTCTTACTTGCTCTTCTAAGGCATCAATAATACTGTCTTTAGGATCTATATAATTTTCAATAAATTCTTTACTTGTTGCAATTAAGGTTGTATGTGATTCTCCCCCTTCTTTGGGAATATCAAAAAATATTTTATTATAATTTTTAAAAAATTTACTTATATCTATTTCTTCTCTTTGGGTTTTTAATTCACTAATTGAAGTATCTACTGTTTGTCTAAATGATTTTTGACTGTAGATGGTTTTTTCAAACATAATATCTCCATTAATAAGTGGAGGAGGATCTTCTAGGGGGAGATCATCTACTTCATCCTCTAATTCATCCTCTAAAGGAATTTCATCCATGGGTGTTTCTTCAGTCCAAGTAACATCCCCATATTGATATATTTCCTTTCCCCCATTTTCCCTATTCCCCCCAGATCCTCTATTCTGGGTTTGGGTATTAGTTGTAGTATTTGAATTACCGTAAGCCATTATGTTTTAACTACTTTAAAATAATAATCATCATCATAAACTTCAATACCATCATTATTTTCATGTTTAAATAAAAATTTATAGTATCTTTCTTCTTGAAGGCCTTGCATATATAATTTAAAATACATTCCTTCTGCATCGGCACTTAATTTAGATTCTTCACCAAATGGTATTATTGTTTCTTCCGTAGCATAATCTACTAATGAATAATAAGACTTACTTGTAAAGTATTTAACATCTAAGAAATTTGAAGAAGTTACAAACTTTCTTGTAGGGTATAATTCTCTAACATTTAACCTAAATTTAGGTTCTTCAATGGTTTTATATGATCCTTTATTATTTCTTAATGTTGTAAATATTTCACCAGTTTTAAGAATAGTAGAATCTGTAGCTAAGTCTGTGTTATATGATGAATCGTCCCAAGATATGTCTAAGTATGGTGGGAAAATCGTATGAGTATCTACAGAAAAATAATTTAATTCTCCATCATCTATTGCTGTGTGTTCTTGTGAATTTGCTCTTTTAATTATAAATCCATTATTACTAATTCCATTAGGGTAAGTATTAGAATATAAACTATTACTTACATGTTTTAAAATAGGTGCAGTTAAATCAAATGATAAATCTAAATCATCACCATAACCATATGTTTCAGTTACTTCAAAGTTTGACCCTGTGTACCATGTTCCCCCGCCTGGAGAAGCTGCTATCCAACTAGATGTAACTCCTGTAGTTAAACTAGATGTTGCCCATTTAGTTCCTAAAGGGTCATTTGAAATAGCATCTGGGCTCCCATCTCTATATAACCATGAACAACCATCAGATATAGTTGGTATATTACTAAATCTACCTGTTCCATTATTCCAACTACTTGATAGAGGGAATATTTCTAAATTTTGGTTAATACTTAATTCTTTATGCTCAGTTTGGTAAAGATTTAAACTTGCTGAAAATAACCCACTAACCTTATTATTAATAACGTCATTAATTTCAGACTGTTTAAATTGAATTAATATTCTACTAGGATAATAATTTAAATCAGTGGATGAAGGTTCATCTCTTAGAGTTAATACCTCATCAATACCAGTATTAAGGACTTCTCTAGAAGTATGAGAGTAAATCGTAGTGTCTTTTTCGGGGAATAAAAAATAATGTGCCATAGTGTTATGTTGTTACTCTACCAATTATATCTGTGTTAGGGTATTTTAATTCAAAAATACTAGGATCTAATGAGGGATATATAGTATTATTTTGTGTTGCTGCCTCAAAATTATATTTAAACTTTGAATATCCTGAGTTTTCACCAAATAAATTAGTAAAGACTAAACTATTTACTGTTTGAATTCCATTTATATTATATAATAAACCTGTTATGTCGCCTTTATTAATGGGTTCATTTATTTGCCAATTATCTGTGTTAAAAAATGATTTTAGTGAATTTATTGATGATAATAGGACTCTATCATTTGAATATCCACTTTTAGTTGTAATATTAAATTCTAATTTAAAATTAATTACTGATGCTTCTTTAATGTTAATAGCATCAGTTAACATTCTATATTGTTCTAAGTAAGTTGCTAAATTAACTTTAGCAGCATATGATAAAGTAGTTAATTTTCTATTGTAATTATATCCTAAGGTATATAAATTTAATGCATTGGGGTTAGATATTCTTTTATTAGTATCCAGAGATATTTGGGTGTCTTGTGCTATATATGCCTTAGCAACTTTACCAAATTGTGGGGGCATTGCTAATGATCTAAAAATATAATCTTCTTTTGTTACAGTTCTTTTTTGAGCTGAAAAATTTGCAATTGCATTTAATCTTATATCTTGTGCTGAATCACCAGAACCCCCACCCATAGCAGGTTTTGGATTATTACAAGCTATTGAATCAACAGCAGTAGTAAGTATGCTAGAATTTAATCCTCCTTTAGTTGGTTTTGTGTTTATAGTTCCAATTCTATTTATAATATTAGCATTAGCATTTGAATTTATACCACCCCCAACTAAATATTTTACTGTTAGGGTTGTGTTAGAGGGGACTTCACCATATGCTTTAGTAAATAGGAAATTAGAAGGATCATATGCTTTATCTAATAAGGACCTTCCATCTTTAATTCCTAATCCTATATTGTCTGGATTTGGTATTATAGTTGTATCATCACCACTAGTAGCTCCTGCACCAAATTGGATTTCTAATTTTTGGTTAGATTTAAATCTTGTAACAAATCTTTTAGATACTTTTTTAGTTCTTAATAAGTAAGGGACTTGATTTTGATATTGTTTTAAAGTAGGATCATTAGCTTCTACATTAGGAACTTCTTCAAATATTGTTTCTTGTGCTAAATAGGGGACTTCCTTATATTCATTTCCATCAGAGTCTGTTATTGATTGAATTCCTATTATTTTAGAATCATCTAATGATAAGGTTTTAAATCTTTCAGCTGCTCCAATTGCAAAAGTAGCTGTTTTTACTTCAGCACTAAGAGCTTTAACTTTTTTCTTTAAAAGAAAATAATCAGGTTGTGTACCACTAACAGAATAAACTGTTTGTTCAGTAGTATCGAATGAAGAACTAAAAGCAAAATTTACATCATTTTGAATAAGATATGATACTCCACTATTATTATTAGGTTTAAATGAAGAATCTTTTAAAACACGTAAAGCATAATCATAATCAGGATCCCCACTACTATCAGCAGGAATTTGTTGGAATATTTCTAATTCAACAGATGCAGGATTTGAAATTGTAGGTACATATCCTAAAGTATACGCTAAAGCATATAAATTTTCTCTTTCTTGGGCATATTGTAAAAAAGTTTCTTGAATCTGAGCATCGGTATAAAATGATAATACATCACCAATATATGATGCCATTTCAATAAACATAGTACCTGGACTTCCCTCAGAAAAATCATTAACAGTATCCGGATAGTAGATTTCTGCTAAGTTAATGAGGGCTCCTTTAAAATCGGAAAAATCCTTATTAAGGTAATTTATAGTTTTATTATCGGATGTAGCGCTTGAATATGCCATTATTAATCATTAAAATTTTCATTAGTAAAACTTAAAGTCACTGAATCTTCTTCATCATTATTTAGTAATGAATAATTAACTGTAACAAATAATTTGTGTCCTGCAATTCCTCCATCTTTTAGAAAAATATTTTTAATTTCTATTTCAGGTACATATTGTTCAATTTGAGGAGTTACTATAGATCTAAGATTATCTCCCGCTTCTTCAGTTTGTTGTTCAAACAATCTATTTTTTAGTCCTACCCCAAATAATGGTTGGTTTAATCTTTCTCCTGGTGAAGTTAATAATACATTTGTTAACTTAGATTTAGCGTGATCTTTAGTAGTATAATCTAAAGTAAATACTCTTTTTTTATTAAAAGGTAGGCGAATTCCTACTGCTGTTTTTTCAGCAACATCAATTGGAGTTATTTTTATAGGTTTGCGGAGTCTTATAGCCATTATGGTCTAAAATTTTTCTTTCCATCAATTGCCTTCATTAATTGACTATAATCTTTATTTATAAATTGATTTACAGGATCATGGGGGTTATGTTGGGGTTGTTGGATTTCATGGGATGATTGGGCAGTTTCATTTAATAAACCATTTAATGTACTGTCTTGTGAAAATGCTTGTGGAGTAAATTGCTCTCTAAGTTTTTGTCTAAATTCTTCTGGAGCTGGTTCATTTTTTACTTCAGTTATAGCTTGGTTATTAGTT